CCTTGAAACTGGTAGTCTGGGTTTGGACAATACTCATGATACAGAGATCCTAACCTGACCATCACGATAAGCATCAGCACGTTGTTTGCCGTCTGATAAGTTTTTATACAGAGCAATTGCTTGAGCATAACGCTGGTTGGCAAGATTGACCATATCTGCTTCGCCCTTCATGTACATAAGAGCTTCACATATCGTGCCGTACAGCAACACAGAATCAAAGTTATCGCCCAGCCAAGTCGTATTGGCCGTTACGATAGACTCAGGATAGTAGTTGTAGTGAAGCTCAGCGTTATAGGCCGCACTGGGCGTTGGGCCAACGATGAATGTCAGCTCGTTCACATTATCAGACCGAGGTCCAAAAATAGCATAGTGTCTTGGCTCACTTACTTGCGCTGTCAAAGGATACGCTTCACGCATAAAATTAACGTCCTTATTGAGCAAATACAAGTAGTCACCCTGAAACACTACCGCGCCAGAAACAGTTCCCACATTAACAACTGTTAATGTGACCGTGGTGCCAGATATGCTTCTAACCAAAGCATTAGTGCCAATTCCAGTACCAGTTACCTGTTGGCCTACTGCAATACCAGTCGTACTCACAACCACAATCGTCTTTTGGCCGGCTGTTCCGGTAGCCGTTGTGGTGTTATACGGATATAGAGCAAGACTATATACAGACAAGAAATCAGATGGACACTCAAGGTACTTATTGCCGGTTGTTAAAAAGCCTGTCACGTTCTTCCGCAAGTTAGCAGGCTGGGCAGTGTTGTATATGCGCTGCTCTGCTTGACGGATGAACGTGTTCATGTCGTCAGTTGGGAATGAGTTCTCGCAATAATTGCTTACCTCAGTGACAAGCTGGGTGTAGTTCATGCCATCGGGCCTCTGCTCATCAAGCCTTTAGTGGCCGCGCCAGTACCACGCATCTTGATGCCGGAAGTCTTAGGCTCACCACCAGAAGATTTGTTAATGTTGCCAACAGTCATTGCTACATTCTCAGCACGGCTCATGTTAGGACCAGAGCCAGGATTCTCTTTAGCAGTAACTTTTTCACCAGTCATAGTGTGTGGCGGAGCATAGACTTTGGCATCGCCAACTTCTTTACCCATCATCATTTTGCTGTATTTAGCCATGTTAACCTCGCTTTTGGTTGTTTGCGCGAGCCATGTTACGGCCTACTTTACGCATTTCCATGCCAGTTACGCCGGCAGATTTCTTGCCGCCTTTTGTTTCTTTTGCAGAAGGACCGCTGTTAGGGAAGATGTGAACATCAGTCTTACCTTTTTTAGCGACTCCATCTGCTGATCGTGTGTATGCCATTTTAAGCTCCTTAATTAACTGTAACTGTACCAACAAATGTTGTTCCCACCAAGTAGTTTGGCGTGAGATATTCATCAAAACTACTTGCCCCACCTACCGGTGCCCAACCCCATTGAATGTCCCGTGAACCACCAGTTAGATTTCCTGCGGCATTCAAACCAGCAGTCACATACGTTATGTCAGGCCGTGGCTGATACAAAGCCTGTGGATCATAAACAGGATACATACCCAACTGTAACTGCGGCTGGTCAGGATCCCAGCAAGCATCACAAACCTTTAGCTGATACAGCTTAGTTTTGATGACCTCCATCTTCAGCTGTTTCAACTTATAGCGCTGCCCACACCGATCACATTCGGCAATTGCATATTTACCGGATGCAAATGGAGTTGCCATTAAGTACCACCACCAATAAACGCTATACGAGGCACCAACCTCAATGTAGCCTTCTCGCGATCCTCTTGTGCCGCCAAAGCATACTGTTCGTCATAAACCTTTTTAAGCATATCCAGACGGCCTTGCAGTTCAGGCACTTTCATGGCTATGTAGTAGGCTAATCCGGCCGCTACACAAGGCAGGAATCGGAAATTCATATCAGATGTCTGTACACCAGAGCCAGCGTCTTGTATGCGGCGCATTCTGTAATACACAAACTGGTACTGCTGTGAGTTATCAGGCGTAGGCCATACAGTCACGGCAGGAAGCTGGGGCACAAACACAGCCGTGCCATCAGATTGAGCCGCCGCAGTTGTGTTGTTCTGGCCACGGAATACACCGCCCAGCGTTGTTCCAGTGATGTAGGTGTAGTAAATATCTTCTGTACCTAAACGAATAAATCCAGACCCAGCAAGACCGTCAACAGTACTCAAGACAATCGTTGTAGCTGTTGATGTAATAGCGCCATCAAGAACGGCCGTTGTTGGGTTTGTTTCACCCGATAAACGCTGAATCCACACTTGAATAGGACGGCCTTGAACTAACTTGTTAGGGATCGTTGCATAAGTAGAAACGCTGATTCGCGTAATACTCAAGTCTGCCTGAGTAGATGAATTGTTGGCTTGTGTCCTGATCACATGGTCCAGCAAGTCAATCGTATCTGTAGGCAGAGCGTATGTGGCCAATCCCGGAGTCAGAGTAATAGTCCCTGTCTCAATCGTCCACATATTGATACCGCGATTAGCCCACTCAATGGTCATTAGGTTAAGAGAGCGGCGAGCTGTGCGTAGGTCGTAACCAGTACGCATCTCACGGCCAGCTCTCTCCCACGCTTCTTCAGCGAGCTCGGTGAACTCCATGTTGAAGGAGCTGGTTCCTGTAGTGGTCATTTCTTAGCAGTCTTTGCAGAGTTAATGAATGCTTGAGCCGTAGGTGCGCCTTTAGAGCCGGGCTTACGCATCTTCTCTTTAGAGCCAGCCGCTATACGTTTTCTTTTGGCGTTAATGTTGGCATACAAACCAACAGGACCACCATCAGCATACTCGGTAAAGTCGGTGTCATCCCTACGCTCTTTGCGTACACCTTTGGGCATCTTTGAGGCGCGCATAGCACCCATTCCACGGCTTGCCATCATTTTGTTTTACCTTTAGCTTTCTTTGCTAAAAACAATTTATCAACCATCTCTATCCGCTGGGGCTTAGTTGTAACTTTATTAATAATACCCAAACGCTTGGGCTTGCTCGCTTCATAGAAGCCAGCTTTCTTTAAAGACTTAACTACGCTACCTGTAGATTTTGCGGTTGCCATATCAACACATCTTTCCGCGAGTCTTACCGCGCTCAGCAATGCCATCGGCTCTCTTAGAAGCAGTCATACCGCCACCGGCTTTCTTGACAACCTTCTTCTTAGGAGCCGCTGAACCCCCATCTACATCTTGAGGGGGCTTGCCCATCTCAGCTGTATAGATGCCACGATTCATTTTGCGTTCATAGTCAGCCAGTTCTTTTGCTGTAGGTCCACCCTGAATCCCACGGCCAGCACCAGCTTTTTCGCGAGCTCGGTCTTCAAGCTCAAGCTCCATATCGGTCATCCCTTTGTATGGGTAATCCATTTCAGGCATATTAGCTCCTTAACAAGCGCCGCCGCCGCGCATTTTTACTTGCATACCTTTGGTCTTGCCTTTAGTGGCAACGCCATCAGCCGCTTTTGTATATCCGCCTTTTGAATAAGCCATTCCGCCCATGTTCATCTTTTTGGCCATACCGCCTTTGGACATCTTACCCTTGCCGTCAGCAGCAAAAGCAGGAACTTTTTGACCATCCTTCATGACCATTGGCATACCACCACTGGCCAGCTTGGTCATAGTAGCGCCTTTGTGCAAACGGCCTTCGTGTTTGTTCACAGCCTTCTGCATCATCTTCTTGTCCATCTTTACGTCTTCGTGTTTCATATCGCCACCTTTAGAAAATTTACGGCCTTTGTCGGCCTCGTTAAACTCTTTACCCACAGACATGGGCACTCCAGCTTTCTTAGCGAACGATGGCGAATGTGCAATCGCGGCCATGAAATTATGTTGAGCTTTACTCTTGCTTGGCATTAGATCATTTTTCCGCGAGTTTTGCCACGCTGAGCAATGCCGTCACCACGGCTAGAAGCAGAAACTTTACCTCCACGCTTGTAATTTTTTGTGGTTTCTTCTTCTGCTTCTCTTCTAAATTTATCAACTTCCATGTCTGATAAACGCTGTTTAGCGTCTGAAGATAGTTCGACTTTGTCTCTATCATTCACAAACTTATCAACCATTTTGCCCAAACCAGACTTATCTACTATTTTTTTGCCTAGGCCTGTCTCTTCATCAATGTATCGGCCAAGTCTGGTTGATGCTCCCAAAACATTACCAGCCATTCCCGCGCGAGCACCAGTACGCAAAATTGCACGACCAGCTGCATCACGTTGTGACACATTACCTAAAGGTGATCTGCGGCGAGACTCTGTTTGAGCTGGGCTTTCATTTTCACTTCTAATGATCCTATCCAAATCAGCATTTTGCGAAGCCATAACGTCTTCACGCAAATTTGGTGTCAAATCTTGTGCGTTTGTTTGGTTGGGCGAACGATAGTCGTAACCTGGTCTTGCTGGTCTGTTAAGGCGTCCCATCTTTATCTTCCTTGGCGAATAAGCTGGTCAATCTTTTCTTCAAGCTTGTTAAAGCGTTGGTCAATGTGACTTGTAATGCGGTCAACTTCTGCTTGAGTAACGTTATCACGGGCAACCTCCTCACGGGTTTTGTTGAGCAAGATGGTAATGCGAGCCAGTTCCCTGAACTTCTCGTTCACTATGTAGCCCATAACTGACATTAACAGTGTTAATGTGGCCGACCAAACTGTATTCAGATCTAACATTTCCATTTCCTCAATGCCTTATTGATTCGTGAATCTGGATCTTTCGCGGTCTTTTCGCTGGTTAACTTCTTCTTCATGCCGCCCATCCTCGCACAGAAAGCGTCCTTGCGGGAGCCGCCTTCCGGCTGGGGAGGTTTCAAGTTCATGCCTTGCTTTTTGGCGGAGGCGCGTCCCTTGGCATTTAAGCCACCAGTCGGACTCTTTCCCTCTTTCCTCTGCCATGCCGGACTCTTAGCCATAAAACACCGTACAGGCAGATACGTTGGAAATATCTACATAAATACCATTAGGGAACAAAATTCCTTCACCGGGTAACAAAACGTAAATTGTGAATGAATCGCTTGTGCCAACATCTAATTCACACAAAATGGTACCGTTTGATCCACCATCGCGTAAACGCACATAGCCGTCTGTTCCATTCCCTCGATAAGAAATAGACTTAAAACGATTGCGACTAAGACTGTTAATACTACCGCTTGCAGTTAAATGCTGTGAACGTACATCTGTTTGCATTGACATAATTAATCTCCTTTTAAATGGGGGCCGAAGCCCCCTAGACTAATTACTGTTGGGTGCTAGTTGGGTTAGCAACGCCGTCAGAACCCTTAACGATGTACTGACAAGTAACTGTAGCAGCACCGCCACTGGCTGTACCAGCGCAAGCGTAGATCACTTGAACGATCAGATCAGTAGAACCAACGTTCAAGATGGTGCCGATTTGTGCGGCAGTCAAAGTAACAGTGGCACGGCCAAGAGCCAAAGGCGTGGTTGACGCGCTACCAACTGTGGCCAATGAAGAGCCGCCAGAAGTTTGGATAGTGATTGTGTTACCAGTCGTACCAGCGTAAGCAGTCGTAATATCAACAAAGAAGTTTGTGATCTGTGCGCCAGCTGGGATAACAAACAAAGTTGTAGCAGTGGTGTTGCTAACAGTGGTTAAACCAGTTTGGCAAACAACGGTTGCGCCCATGTTGCGGATAGTGCCAGCAGTGGTGCCAGTTGTGTTTTTAACAGTGCCGAGCAGCCAAGGGCCAAGGTGTGATGCGAATCCCATGATGTTTCCTTACATACAAGTTAAGTGCATCAGTCTGTATGTCGTCAGCCGGGACTGCTTGATGCACCGGATAAGCCCGGATTAATATGTTTATACCACTTCAATAAATACAATGCAACAAAAAAGGGAGCCGAAGCCCCCTTTTTCTTTGCCGCTGATTAAGCACCAGCAGAGCCGAACATACCCAATGGATCTGACCAGCCAAAAGAATAACGCTCGCGAGACTTGTAACGAACGTTACCAGTGTCAAAATCGCCGTCCATGGAGTTAGCCAAGGGTGAACGAACAAAGTGCTTCATGCCGTTAGGAACGTCTGTGGTCAAGAACCAAGCGTTAGTATCGGTCAAGAAGTGGTTTACACAGTAACCTTCGGAAACTGAACCGTTATTCTTAATTGCGTTAATGTCGTTGTCAGTTGTACCAACGCGCAACTCGGTTTCGAGCAGGCGGGTCGCAACGAATTGCAATGAAGAAGGAACAACCAATTTCTTTGGTTTAGCTGCAATCAACAAGCCACGCTCGTCTGTCCACAAGCTGATCTGAATA